GGCTTCCGTTCGCTTTCAGAAAAAAAACTTCCGTCACTGTGCGTGGTTTTTTGCGTGTTGAGTTCTAGTACGCCGTTTTGTTCGCGCTCTTTGCGTACTCGGTAGGCCTGCCCGCGCCGCGCATTGCATGGCTTACAAGCCGGCACAAGGTTGGTTATTTCGTTCGTCCCGCCGGCATCGCTCTCAAGCAAATGGTCGGCCTCGGTTGCACGCGCTATCCCGCACCAGTGGCACACGGGTTCATCGGCTAAGAGCTTGGCTCTGTTGCGCTTAAACTCGCTGGTTGCTCGTTGCTTGCCATTGTGTGTTGTTGTCATGTTTGTTTCTCCCGCGCTATCGCTTGGCTAACGCGCCACTGCGTGGCTTGTTGTCTGGTCTGTTGTCGAGTCTTGTGCACTACGTCCCCCCACACTTCCAGCAAGTAGCTGTGGCTGCCGGCTGTTTCATAGTTGAGGACGGACACCATACGTATTTGTGACGTTTAGACGCTGCACACCAGTTCGTAGACATGGCGCTCTACCCACGTTTCCGTGTGTTATGCCGGCATAGTGCAAACCCATACGCGGCCGTGAGTATTCCTAAATTGTCGAGCATGGCCTACGTGTTGGCGTCAGCTGCCACATCAGACAGTCGAGCGCCTAAGTTGCGCATGTCTCTAGCTATGGCAAGCGCTTGGTGCGGCTGTTCTTCTAAATGTTCAATAATTGCATCGGCTTGAATGTCAGCCAGTTGGCTGAACAATGCGCGCAGCTCTAAACGGTCGGCTTCAGTTAAACGGATCATTGGTAGTCGGGCCTTTCCCATTCGGTAACTTGTGCGGTGTAGATAGTTGGGTGTAACAATAACGACATGTCGTTGAGCATGTCATGGTGCAGGCGTATTGTGCCATGCTCTTGCGCGCCTAATTGTTTTATGTCGTAACCAGTAGCCCAACCGTGGATTAGTACCCGGCATTTATAAACCTGCGCCAGTATGTATATGTGGTTTAGGTCGTCGCCCGGGCGCGCTGCGAGTTTGGGGCTGGTGTTTTCTGTCGAGCGCACTTGGTAACTCAGCACGTCAAAACCGCCGCGGTCTGCCTCTAGGTCTTGCCAATGCTCACCCAATGACTTGGCTACTGCGTACTCACCGATAACGCCAGTAATGTTGGACTGCCACCAGTTCTGCGCGCTGTACTTTGTGTTGTCTCTCGGCTTGCGGTCTTTTTGCATAGCGCGTATGTTTCGCCGCGCACCACTAATAGCGCAATACTCCAATTCCTCGTAGTCGAGTGTTACCAGTACCTTGCTCATATGTCACTCAGTCGCGCTATTACGGCGTCTAAGTCTTTTGGATACCAGCAGTAACACTCGTACTCGGCTTCGAGTAAGTACCGTTGCCAACGCAGCTGCGCGTCAGACTGTTTGTTACGGCCTGCTTTCAGCTCTGCGAAAACAAGTCCACCCGTGGGCGAAACCATGACGAGGTCAGGAAAACCCGCGTCGCCTTGGAAATGGGTGGCCCAACGCTCGCCAACTTGTGCGGGCTTGGCGTGGTAAATCAGCCAGCCGCGCAACTTAGCCACTGCTACTACTTGCTTCAAGAATTGGGCTTCAGTCATGCCGGCGTAACTATTTGGCATCGTTAACCATTTTGCAGTCTGGGCAAAACACGGCGTTTGCTATGCGCTCAAAGTCGCGTGCTAGGCGCTTGTAGTCGTTTTGGCAATCAAGCAGTTGCTGTATAACTATGTTCAACTCGCGCCGTAGGCTGTCGCGCTCTTGGCGTGAGTCGTGCAGCATGCTCGAATATGCCCAAATGGCTTGCTCTGCCGGCATGTCGTCCGCGTTGCTCATGCCAAATCTCCAGTAAAACCATTGTCTTTGTACAAGTACTTGCGTTTGTCTATTCCTAGTTTTTCGTCAATGTTTTGTACTACCGAGGTCCAGTAATCAAGTTGGTCATACGCCTCTGTTAAATCAAAATAGTTGCCGTCTATTGGCATCACTATGCCATAGCCGCCGTCTACCCGCTCATGCAGCTCTAACGCGAAACCGTGGTAGCGCAATGCAAGCAATGAAGCGCGCACGCTTGGGGTTATGTGCTCGTCCATTACTTAACCTTGGGTATCGGTTTAATGTTCAAGAACATGTCTTTTGCCTCTGAGTACGTCATGGGTGTCTCGGGGTCAAAATCTAGCCCACGTTCCGCGCACATTTGGGTAAGCATTTTAATTTGGTTTGGGGTTGCGCCACCGCCGTTGCTTGGTTTGCTTGCCTCTGTTTGTTCGCGGGCTGATAGTCGAGCCTCGCCTAGTTGCTTTGACCGTGGCCCCATGACTGAGGTTGGCGTTTCGCGTGGGCTGTCGAGCACGGGGGTTGGTCGCGCAATGCTTACTATCCGTTTGCGGTCGTCGTCCTCTGCACCTTGCTGGCGTCCTAGAACCTCGTTGCTAGACGCTATGGACTTGTCTATGCCAAACCCCATATAGCCCAATGCGCGCCCCAGCGCACTTGTCGCGCCGTTGGCTTGCTCCGACAGTTTGGTAAACGTCGTGCGGCCCGGGTATGGCTCAAACATGTAAGCGGTCACGGGTATCGGGTCGTCGGGGTCACGGCTTACCGTTACCGAACACTCAATAAAGAGCTGGTCACCGACTTGGGTTATCTCTGGTCGGTGCTCGACAATGCGCAGCTGCGGGAAAACCTTTAGCGCTTGCTTAAGACGTGTCTTTACGTCTACGTACTCAGAAAGGTCAAAAGCCATTACTCGTACCTGCCGCTTTCGTCATAGTTTTGTATCCAGTCGGCGGCCCACAATGTGACCAAGCCAAAAACTGTCATGACACCAACAAACGCAAAAACTCCTAAAGCCGTTCTCATTTTGCACCGCGCAATGCGTTGTCTATTGCAATAAGTAGTTGGTCGGTTTCGCCACCAAGTTGCGTATGGCCTAGGTCGTGTAGTTCTTGCACAATGTCATCTAGACGGTCAATAATGCTTTGCTTTTTTGGCTCAAGACTGCTTGGGTGTTCTAGCCGGCCAATGGCTTGGCGTAGGTCTTCGCATAATGCTGCATCGTCCATTGCGTATGAATAGGCGTGTGCGCGCAAATTGCGGATAAGCACGTCTGTTGCCTTGGGTCGAGTGTTCGCCCATAGGTTGGCTAATGCTTGGTCTAAATGGTCAGTCGGGTTTCCCATGTTGTCTCTTTTCTAGTCGGGTTGAAAATAACTAACGGGTGTACGGTACCACAATTTTTGGTGCGCTGTTGCCTTTCCATGGTGCCCAACCGTGACGCTTAAATAACGCTAACGAGGCTTTAAGGTTTTTGCGGGGTGACCATAATTCGGTCATGTGTTTGCGAACTATCCCAGACTCGACAAGGAACCGTTTGTTGCTGCCGTTTATCTGCATAATGCCGTATGAGCCTGTGTATGGGTCGCGCTGGTTCCAAGCCCGGGCGAAGCCTTTAGACTCGCGTTTGCATATCTGCATAAGCCGTGGTATTTCGCGCTTAGCCCAACCAACCTCTAGAGCCAGAGCGGTAAAGCGTAGGCAGTCGGGTTCTACCGCTGCTTTTGTTTGTGTAGCCGGCACGAGTAGTGCAGCTGCGGCGAGTACGCCAAGTAGTCGTTTCATAGTTTCTACCTTCCGTCGGGATAAGTAAAAACCTTAATGGGCTTATTGAGACTTTGCGCGCCTTTGCGCTAAAAGCCTTATCCTGTAACGGTTTTAACGGGCGGTGTTGGTGGCGTAACGCTTTTCCATGCCGCTACAAACGCTTGTGGGTCATCGGCCATGGCGGGCGTTAACTCGACGTGTAACCACAAACCACCACCAGAACCACCATTTGCGGTTTCTGACCAGTCTTTCCAACCGGGTTTACCATCACGGTTGCAACGCCAACCGCGACCCCATTTCTCAGTGCCTTTTTTTGTGGTGCCGGCGTAGTCGTGTACTTCTTCAATGCCTAAAACCTTGTAGTTGGCTACCAACCAGTTTGCCCATAAGGCGGCTGTGGCTTTGTCTTTGTAGCCGATGTCGGCTGCACGGCCAGTGGCGTGTACTGATAGGCGGTCACTGCCGCGCATGTTTCTTACGGCCCAAGTGCCTAGGTTTGTAAAGCCTTTTTTCTTAATGATGTCTACGAACTTTTCGGTGCCTGGGCGTTTGCCTAAGGCTG